TATTTCTCCGTTATAACCAATTCCTACTGTGGTTCGGTCACCGTGTTTACCTTTAATAAGGTTACGTAGGCGTTCTACGTCGTTTTTTTGGAATTGTTTTTTTAAAACGTTATCTGACATATTAATTATTTGTTATTTTGTCTGTCCATTCTCTAAATATCATGGTTCCTAATGTATTAGCTTCTTTTTCTAATTCATATAGATAATCATCTTCATTGATATTAGTAGTAGGAGTATTACCTAAACGCCCTTCACAATTTTGTTCATGGTGAATCATTTCATGAGCAAACGAACGCATTATATCTTTTGGGTGACGCCCATAAGTGTATAAAACTATTGATTTTTCATTCGGGTTATAATATGCTGTTTTTCCAAAGAAATTTTGGGAATTTTCAATATCATCATCAACAAATTTTACTTTAGGTAAAGGACGAATATTCATTCCTTTTCCCAACATATATTCTGTAAGAGATTTAATTAATGGGGGATAATTAAATTTATTAGGTTCAGCATATATTTCTTTTAGTAGTTGAGATAATTTTACCATGATTATACATATTATGATTCTTTTTTAACCGTGGTTCTAAATTCAGTAAATGACGGGGAATGGTTAGGATTTTCTAAATCAAATATAGTTTTTACTGTTTTAAATAAATTTAAATCTTCCTCGTATGTACGAGCAGATTCAACTATTTCCCATCCTTTTCCTTGCATTTTATCTTTTTTAGCTCCTCTTTTAGCTGATTTAAGCCATAAAATACCACGGTGATCTATTTTTTTATTAAAACATTCTTCATAACATTTTCCATATACTGCTGTTTGAAAATCATATATAGTATGTAAATGATTAGATGTTTTAATATCTAATACCCATATCTTCCCTCCAATTTCAACTACTAAATCACAAGTACCTGCTACTTTCCATTCATCAGAAAATAAAAGTACTTCTGTTTCTATAAGTATAGGATTAAAAGTCTCCCAAAATTCAACAAAACGTAAAAACATTTGCCAAATATTAACATCATATTTAGGGTCACCTGACGGGGAGAGGAAGTTTAATTCTTCATTTTTTAAGTATAATTCACATAAATTATGTACTTGGGTTCCTTCATCAGCTGCTTTTCTAACAATATAATCAGCATTATTACCTACTTGTTTTAACCAATCTTCAAAATGTTTCCCTTTAGGGTAGTACTGTAAAATATAAGTAATTGAGGGGTAATATTCTCCATTTCGTAAATAATAACGTGAATCAGGGAGTGTGATTTGTTTAGAATCTTCAGAAATTTGGAGTATACGTTGGTATTGTTTTTTAATGATCATATGGTATATAATTTTTTCTCCATTAAATTATATTGTGTTAAAGGAGAAACTGTTTGTATAAGTTTAGTAAAGTTTTCAAAACCCATTTCACTTGGATCTTTTCCTTGCATTTCTACAAGATAAACTTCTTTTCCAATGTCTAAAAGCTGTTCACAAAAACCAAGGGCTTGTTTTAAAGCATCAGTATCTAATGCAATGTATATTTTTACCAAATAACGGTATAACATTACGTTTAATTGCTATTGCATCAAATGGGCCCTCACATAATATAATAGGTAAATCCCAATTAACAAACAATTCAAACGGTATTATATCGCGAGACGTTTCGGGGTTGCGGTATTTGACATAAGGATCTTTCTCAAATGATCTCGCGGTAAAATAATTTAATTTACCGTTGTTATCATATGAAGGTATAACTACCATATTATTATATTGACCTGAATCACAATAACCAATGTTATATTTTAAAATATCTTGTTTGGTAAGGTTTCGTTTTTTAAGGTATGCTAAAGCATGTTTTGCTATAATATCTTTGTTGTTGATAAAGGTTTTGAATTCTTTTGGTAATTCAAGTAAAGATTGTTTTATTTCTCCTATGTCTTCTATAGAAACATTTTTTACAAGTTTACTCAATTCTTGAAAATAACTTGCATCAACTTGAATTTGTTTAAATAAACTTTTAACTGTTTTGCCTTTTTTACCACAAGTCCAACACGCCCAAGGATTATTTCCTTCTTTGTTTTCAGTAAAATTAACTTCAAGTTTTGGCTTATGATGATGGCAAAAAGGACATGTATATGCTTGATTTCCTCTTGCTGTTCGTTTTCCTGCTCCTAAAACAGAATTTACTAAATTAACTAGTAGTTCGTTTACCATATATTACAACATATGAAAAAAACCTTAAGCAACAAAGTCTTTTGAATAGAATTTACCTAAGATATTAGTATTAAACCATTCATCAGACTCTAATACACCATAAACAAATTGGTATTTACACTCGTAGTAGGTTAAAAGTTTTTTATTTGGAACAAAAAACAGTATTTCTCGAGTGAATTCTTCTTGTTTTTTATCTTTTATTTTTTGTTTGATAAATTCCTCTGAACCATAATATGTTTTCCAATCTGATTCTTTTTGGATTGTAGTGGTAGTAGATTTTCTACCTCTAGTTACAGGTTGTTCGGCAAGTTCCTTTTTGGTAAGTTTTTTCTTTACGTTATGGTAAATAGATTTTTTACCTAAGTATTTTTTACCGGTTGGAGTATGAGTTGTAATATATATGAAACCGAATGTGTTTTGAGGTATATCTTCTAAAGAACATACCTCTTTATTTTTGTATAACCAATTTAGCATAAAATTATATACCTAAGTGTGTTTTAATTGCCTCTATTTCAGATTTTAACGTTTCATTTTCTTGTATAAGTTTTTGTACAGCACCATATAACGTTCTGTTGATCATTGTTTCGTTAAGAGATAGACAATCCTCTAAAACTGTTCCATCTACTTGAGTAAATGGTTTTAAATTAACAGCTTTTGGAAAGACATCTGCAACATCTTGTGCTATCCACCCAACAACATTTCTATCTACTATCTGTTCATCTGTGTATGAATTATTTTTCCAACGATATCTTTTAAGTGGTAAATTTTTAACAACATTATAGCATATATCTAAATCTGCTAATTCAATGTTTTCTTTAAGTCGTTCATCTGAACTATCTGTCCAGCTTCCTCCACCTGGTTTACCTGCAGAATCTGCTCCTAAATGAATTAAATAATTAGGATCACCAAAAGATCCTAAGCCTAAACCTAAATTTCCAGCTTTAGATCCACTAGAATTTAGCTGCATGTATATCTGATAATTACTCGAGTTGAATGTTCCCCATCTCCAACCTAGAGTATAATCTATATTATTGTTTAATCCGCTAGTAGGATTATTAGATTCACCAATTATATCACAAGCATAGTTATGAAATACAGGATTATTTGCATGATACCCACCATTAGATATTATTCTTTTAACATATGTTGCAGAACCAGAGATTCTAGTAGCATATTCAATCATTCTATTAAAACCATCAAAAAGATTAGTAATAGATAATACTGGAGGTTGACTAGTTGTAAAAGATTGGGGTGAGGAAAGATTTGTACTTCCACTAACTTGTAGTTTGTAAGGATTTGTACCATAAGAATCAACTGAAGTTTTTCCTATAGCAGCATTACCATTTTGGTCTACTATAAATGGAGAAGTATCTGATGCAGCGTCTTCTATTTGCAATGCATTACCTGTACCTGCTTGGGAAATTCTCAATGCAATTTGGCTAGTAGATTCTGAAATAAAGAGACGAGCTGTAGGTAAAATAGTGTTGATTCCAATGTTACCTGAGCTAGATATGTAAATTCTTTGAGTATTATTTGTTTCAAATATTAAAGGTTGAGTATCATTGGTTCCAAGTGTTGCGGTTGTACCAAAACTATTTCCATTCTGTACAAATGTGTTCGGTACATGAGAAGCTGTTACCGCGTAAGATGAACTTAAAGCATATGAAGCACTAGTTACAAATGAAGCCGATATAGCACGTGAAGAACTTAAAGCATATGAAGCACTGGTTACAAATGAAGCCGATATAGCACGCGATGATGATATGGCATAAGAGGCAGTTAATGGGTTAATTAATCCTGATTGTCCATTAATGGGGCCCGTCATATTAAATGAGCCTGAAAGAGTAATATCATATGCTATTGCTCCAGTAAAAGCATCAATTGATTGAGTAACATGATATGCCTCAACTGCATTTCCTGTTTCAATTCCTACTTGAGTAAGTGTATTTGCCATATGTTATAAATATTATAAATCTAAATTGATTATTATGTTAGTATCGGTAACTGATGAGATTGGTAAAGGTTGAGCAAGTTTAGCTACTGCTAAAAGTTCTTTGTTGTTATTGTACAATCCTACTGTTGTGATATAAGGTGTAAAATATGAACCTGTTGCCCAAGGATAAATATCGGTTGTTGATGTTGGTGAATCATACCCATCATATATAGCATCATCTTCATAGGTTAATACTTCATTATAGTAATCTATGTCGTATCCTTGATCAAGTAAACCTAAAATTGTTGGGTTTTGTGAAAAATTAAATTCATTTTGTCTGATAGTGCATTTGTATTGGGTTTCATATATTGTAGTTGTGCTTTGGAAAGAACATGTTACGTTATTTCCATTTATAAAACCGTTTATAAAATTAAAAGTAGCACCACCATATAAACCCGAACCATAAGTTATATAACCATACCCAGCATCAACACCAATAACTCCAGTGCTAGTTATAGTAATAATCCCATGCTCATAAATTACATCTCCAAATTTTAAGGAACCGGAAATCATATTTCCTAAACCATCATCTGTAATGGTGATATTTCCGTTTGAAATACTAACTGTACCTGGGTTAAGGTATTCTCCAAATAAATTTGAGGGGATAGATATTACACCTATAGCAGCGTTTGATTCTGTAGGAATATATCTATAAGTTGGTAATGTAGTTGAAAGATAATTGTAGTAATTTGTAGTATAAGCTGGTCCTGTAATTGTTCCATCTGTATTAAATGAGGCAGTGCCTGCTGGGGAACCTGATGGGTTTGTTAAGTAGTTGGAATAGTATAGTTCTTTTATGGAACGGTATACTAGAATTTCATCTTGAGTAGTAATATGTCCTGTAGGGTATGAACCAGAAACCCATAAAGATGAGGTAATATTTCTTCCAATATATCTATCAATTTCTACGTTTGAGCCAGTAAGTTCATTTCCCTTAAAAGTAAATGATTTATTTACCTTAAAAGGTGAGACAATAACGTCAGAAGTTATGAATGGTTTGTAGACGCTCATTCATTCTTAAAAATCAAGTTTTACTCTAATCAATGCTTCTTTTGTAAAATCTTTCAATAATGGTCTAGATAATTTAGCTACTGCTAAGAGTTCATTTGAATCATTATACATTCCCACAGTTGTGATGTATGTTTGAGGGGCATTTATAAAATTATCGTAAATTACCTCACCAGTAGAACCAGAAATAAATGAAGGATTTTCTGAGTAGTTAAATTCACTGTTTCTTGCTCTAACAAATACATAATCTGAGGTGATTGTTTCTTCTGAGTTTAAAGCAAATGAAGCTCCTCCACTAATAGCTGTAAATAATCTTCCATTATTTCCTCCATCTGAATTGTTTGAGCGGCTTGGAAAAAGTTCAAGTGATTGAGATAATGCAAATGGGTTTAATATAATAGTTCCTAAATCAGGGAATACTAAACCATATGATCCTGATCCGGGTACATATCCACTGTTTAGTAAAGATCCTGCTGTTCCATTTGATCCTGAAATTAATTGGTAAACACGAGAGGATCCAATAAATGTATTTACTGGGTTGTCTTGGGAGTCATCTGTTAAATTAATGATCTCACTGTTTGGGCCCAAAAGAGTTAAATTTAAAGACCCAGGAAACAATGATTGTTTATATCGTGCACGTTCTATAGATAATACCCAAAAATACGAGCCTGTTATAACGTTATTTCCTTTCCCAAATATGAAATTTGCATTCTCATCTTCTAAAATCAATGCACGATATTGACCATATATTGTTTTTGTTGGGGAAGCAAAATCTACAATTTGATTAAACCATGTACTACCACTCCCTTAAGAATCACAATATACTATATCAAATTGAATTTCTTGTTCGTTTGAGGAAGTATTATAAACACTTGCATAATAATTTCCAGCAGAACTAGCTTGTTGAAGGGAACTAGTAAAAAATGTTGATAATGTTGGGACTCCGTTTGACCAT